GAAAAACTTCCAAAAGTTATCGTCTGCTGGGATTTTTTGAACGAGATAGCACATATCCATCGAGACATTTCTAAAGTCCTGCATGAAGATATCCCATGTAACTACTAAATTATGTTTACGCTCATCAACTTTTTTAGGTTCAAAGGAACCTGAAAAGTTCAAAGTTGTTTTACCATTATAGGAATTGAGAATCTCCATACTGTTCGTACACAACATCTGGCGAATATAAGGTCGTCCTGGTGAGCGTTCAGGTCGTCTACGAACAATTAATAAATCACAAATGTTATTTTTCAATAACGTTTGTAATTCATTTCTCTTTAATTTTTTTAGCATTTATATCACAAACGCCAAACATGCGCTGCTCGTTCAAGAACAAAGCGTTCTTCACTTTACCATGACCTGTTACTTCCAAGTTGGAGATTGGAATACCCATATTATTGGGGAACACTACGATATCACCAACTTCAGTGTATCGCACGTTTGGTCCTTTAAGGATGACTTTACCTTTTCTCCAAGCATTATGAACTTGAGCAACAGGAATCGCAATACCTCCACGTAAAATATAATCACCTGATTCTTCTCCTGTGACCAAATCACAATATTCAAGAAGCATCACATCATCAAAAAGTTTGGATAGACTATAATCATCCAAACCAAAATCACTTGGTAGTGCTTTATCACTGAGATCAATGTGGGATTTTTGAGGGGCTAAAACATCAATAGATACGGTCATGAAAATACTTATTGATTATTTTTTAGATGTCAATGGATATTTTTTTATTATTAAATTCGCAGTGTCTTAGATTGTGTTTCTGCGAGAAACGATTTGTATGCTTGTGTCAATCCATCACGTAGAGATGTTGTAGCTTGCCATCCTATTTTATCGCAGAGACTTATATTAAGAAGTTTCTGCATTGTGCCATCTGGTTTACTATAATCGTTTTCAATTACACCTTCAAAACCTACGATATCGACAATTAGTTGAGCTAACTCTTTAATACTAATATCTTTTCCTGTACCTATGTTGACCCAATCAGGCGGGTTAGGATGCTCTATGAGATGCATACAGGCAGACGCAAGATCGTCAACATGTAGAAATTCTCGTCGTGGATTGCCAGTACCCCAAATGGTTACACTTGGTAGCTTCTGAACTTTAGCCTGATGAATGCGTCTAATAAGTCCTGGAATTACATGACTATTTTCAGCATGATAGCTATCACCAGATCCGTAAAGATTGGTAGGCATAGCAGAATGGTAGAGAAGACCATATTGATTGCGATAATGCTGACACATTTTTAGTGCTGCAATTTTTGCTATTGAATATGCTTCGTTGGTAATTTCTAATTCAGATTGAAGTAAGTAACTTTCTTTAATTGGTTGAGGTGCTTGCTTCGGGTAAATACAAGAGCTTCCTAAATTTAAGAGTCGTTGCACACCAGCACGACGACTTCCCTCTATGATATTTAAAGCGATAGCGAGATTCTCATATATAAATTCTGCTGGATATTGAGAATTCGCATGAATCCCTCCAACCTTTGCAGCAGCGATAATAACTGCATCGGGTTTGTTTTCGTTAAGAAAGTCAAACACCGCTCGTTGATCTAACAGGTCAAGTTGATCTCTCGTTGCAGTAAGTAATTCATACTTATCGTTTTTTTTGTATGCTCGTAATAGAGCCGATCCCAGCATTCCACGATGTCCTGCGATGTATAATTTATGGGTATTGTTCATATCTACGATTTGTTTGTTTTAAAATTAATAGCCATGTTGTTTGAGTAGAGCAGCGCGATTAGCTTCCTTTAGATCATGTATCACCATTTCTTCACACATTTCTGCAACAGTAATCTCAGGTTTCCAACCAAGTTTTTTCATTGCTTTTGATGGATCACCAAGTAGTGTTTCAACTTCGGCAGGTCGGAAATATTGAGGGTCAATTCTCACAATAACATCACCAACCCCAACACTATGAGCTTTTGATTTATCGGTAATAGCAGAAACAATACCAATTTCATTAAGTCCTTCCCCTTTGAAATCAATTTCTATACCTGCAAATTTTGCAGACATTCTTACAAATTCTCTCACAGAAATTTGTTTACCAGTAGCAATAACAAAATCTTCAGGAACATCTTGTTGAAGCATCATCCATTGCATTCTAACATAATCTTTAGCATGACCCCAATCTCTCAAAGAATTGAGATTACCAAGAAATAAAGTTTTTTCCAATCCAATAGCAATATTCGAGATACCTCTCGTTATTTTGCGTGTTACAAATGTTTCACCGCGCCGTGGTGATTCGTGATTAAAAAGAATACCATTACAAGCATACATGCCATATGATTCACGATAGTTTATAGTTATCCAGTAAGCATAGAGTTTAGCTACTCCATAGGGAGAGCGTGGGTAAAATGGAGTTGTTTCGGTCTGTGTCGCATTTTGCACATAACCATATAATTCAGAGGTAGATGCTTGATAGTAACGAGTCTTCTTTTCTAATCCAAGAAAGCGAATAGCTTCAAGCAGCCGTAGAGATCCTAACGCATCGACATCAGCGGTATATTCTGGCAACTCAAACGAGACAGCAACGTGAGACTGTGCGCCCAAATTATAAATTTCATCTGGTTCAACTTCTTTAATTATTTTAGTTAGATTGGAACTATCAGAGAGATCACCATAGTGTAGTTGAAATCTATTATTGTCTTCATGTGGATCTTTATAGAGGTGATCAATACGCGAAGTATTGAAAGATGAAGATCTTCGTTTAATGCCGTGAACTTCGTAACCCTTTTCAAGAAGTAGTTCTGCAAGATATGAACCATCTTGTCCTGTAATACCTGTTATGAGTGCCTTTTTATTCATTTTTGTAAAGGAAATTTGATGTTATTTATTTGTCAATCGACATTTGTCAATGTACATTATTTTATTATTAAATAAACACATATGGCAATTCCTATTTCATGTAAATGTATCACATACGGACGAGTTGATTTATTAGAAGAATCATTATACAGTTTTTTGAATCAAGAATATGATGGTGATAGTGAGATGGTTATCGTGAATGACTATCCTGAACAAAAATTATATTTCGATCACCCGAAAGTTAAAATAATTAATTTCGATAAAACATTTGAAACAATTGGAGCTAAGGAAAATTTTGCGGTAGAAAATTGTAGCTACAATACAATAGCAGTTTGGGATGATGATGATATTGCATTATCGAATCACTTAGGTAATATAAACAAATATTTTCCAAGTTACGATTTACTTCATTGGAATAGAGGTGCGTTGGTTAATCATAATAAAATACATGCTCTGACTTCTCTGGGAAATTCTGGCATCATTTATACTAAAGAGATATGGGAGAGATCGAGTAAACATCCTCTTGAAAATGCGGGATATGATATGTCAATTGTTATTAAATTGAAAGGAGAATATAATTGTAGAGTGGTAAATGCTTCCCCACCAGATGAAGAAATTTCGTGGATGTATTTATGGGGCGGTAGAAGTTATCATATGTCGGGTCAAAGTAAGGATACACCAGATAGAGAAAATGTAATTATTAGACATTCGAAACACATTGATAATTTAAAAAAAGAGGGAAAAATTCCAATTGGTGATATTGAACTAAAGCCAAAATGGAACACCGACTATAAACAACTTTTAGAAAATTATTTGAAAATATGAAAACAATAGTCGTATTGGGAATGCATAGATCAGCAACCTCATTAGTTGCCAGAACTTTAAATTCTGAAGTTCATATGGGAAAAAAATTGTTGATCGGATTAGTAGACAATCCAAAGGGTCATTATGAAAACATTGAGATAATTAAAATAAATGATGAGATATTACACAATTCTGGTGGTAGTTGGTTTGATCCCCCACCAAGAGAAAAAATAATTGAAATTGGTAAAAATTATGAAGATCATATTAAACGGATCGTCGCTGATGAGGTTGCAACAGCACAGAGTAAAAATATGGAAAGTTGGGGGTTTAAAGATCCTAGAACATCATTGACCATAGATGCTTGGTATAAACATCTACCAAATCCTCAATTTGTTGTATGTTATAGAAATCTTAAAGATATTGCCACGTCCCTACACAAAAGAAACGGGATTTCAATAGAGCAGGGAAAGAACTTAGCAATTGAATATAATAAAAGAATATCACAATTTTTGGAATCTTTTTATATGGAGGATTGATCCTCTACCTGCGTTGGGAATATGCATGAATGCGTAATCATTCATTGTCCACATTTAGTATTTTAATTTTACCATTTGGTAAGACATCAATCTCAATACTTTCACCTTTTTTTTTAAAAATTTCATCTAACAGTAGATATTTATTATATTCATCGAAGTCAGGCGTTATGATAAATTTTTTGTTTAATAAATTTAATTCTATTAATTGGTCATATGAAATTTTTTGTATTTGTAATTCCGTGGGTTGACACGATAAATGAAAATTAGATGTTGAAAATCCATAAACAAAATCGCGTTCATTTTCATTTTCATCTTTTTTAAAATTTCTTAATTTGTGATGTAATTCCGCATCTTCTTGAAAATTATTAGTGCTGCCATATCCTCCAACATCAAAAAACATTTTTTTTCGATATGATTTATTGTTCGTCCCCCCACTACACGAAGCAAATTTATCCGCATATATAGTATATGAGGGAAAATTTCTGTATGCTTCCACAGAAGGATCGGCGTATTGTTTCATATGATTTGATAAACGGTTGGGTAAGAAAATATCATCATCATCCCATGGATGTATCACATCAAAATGTCCGTATGCTGCCCCCAAGTTTCTTTTTTCCCCTACCGATATCTTTTTGGTCAAATTCATAACAGTGACATTATCATAATCACATTCCAATGTGATGTTTTTATCATCATTGATGATAACCAAATGCTTGTCATCACAGTCTTGATGTAAAAATGATGCTAACAATCTCCCCAGATAAGGGAGTCTTCCATAAGTTGGACATACAACAAGTGCTTTCATAGTATATTCGTATAATCTTTATATCCATTTTCAATATCACTAAAATTTGGATATTGTTTTGTCAAAGATGACCCGTCATCTTTGGTAAGTAAAAAACAATCATGCGTATTATGCATTCCCGCTACACTAACATCAAAGCAAATAGTGTTTTCAATTTTTAACAAAATATCATACATAGTATGATTACATGCATAGCTATGCGTTGCATAGCTATGGTGCAATTTGTAGATATTTTTATCTATATGCGTTGGGCGATGTATGTGATACCCTCCAAAATAAATCATATCCCATCTCGGAATATGATTTATATTATTTTCAAATACATTTAAAATATCATCATCCAATACAACATCGTCTTCAAAAATCAAAACATTTTCAACATTATTGTTTTTACACTTTTCAATTATTTCACAATGACTGAGCATACACGCATATGCTCCGCTTTTAATATTAGGGGGTATGTTATCCAACTGTTCATGATCTATTGCTGAAAATCTCTCAACATTTATTCCAAATTTTTCAAATTGTTTGGAAGCATGTTCCCAACGATCAGGTCGTCTATCCAAATTTATACAATAGATTTTTTTGAAAAAATTATTTAAAGCATTCATTTTTCTCTTTTTTTGGATATATATTTGATATTTTTTCGTTTCAATTTGGGGATCACATTTTCAAAGAATCGAAATGCTTCTTCATCCGTATCGAATATTTGTGAGTATCTATTTACTGTTTCATTAGCATAATTTAGCAGATCTTTGTCATAGAAACTCAAGTAGCGAGTGACCATGTATGGTGAAAATTCTTCCAACAATTCATTTGTCATCTCCCCTTTCTTATCAAAAAGAATGTGATTTATTGTGTTAAACATAAGCGATTATTGATGATGTTTATATATTCCCCACTGATCTCACTGCCTACAAAATTTCTATTATTTTTTATAGCCATTTTAGCAGTAGTCCCACTTCCCATGAATGGATCGTATACCAAATCGCCTTCATTTGACCAGCTTAAAATATGATCTTCTGCTAATTTTTCGGGAAAGATTGCGGGATGTTTATATGCGATTTTATCATCAGACCCATAACCACCTCCTTGTGTATACTTCCAAATGTTACGTCGAATACCAAATTCAGGAGCAATCTTACTTTCATATTTCTCACCCATAGTTCCATCTGCTTTT